AGACAACGGATTGGAAGACCCCTTTGAGATGTCCGATGGGGATGTCTGGTTCCAAACTCGTGGTATGAGCCAGGAAGAACTACAGAATGCCATGAAGCGATACGTCGAACGGGCCCATGGTCTGTAAATCACCAGTTTCATAAATATGTGTTGAATTACCAGTGTGTAATGACCATTTTGCATTTTTGACACTTAGATAAGGAGTATCACCAATGGGATTCCAGGTATCACCAGGAGTAGAAGTAAAAGAAATCGATTTGACCGGTATTATTCCGACCCTGAGCACCTCAGCAGGCGCATGTGTCGGTCAATTTACCTGGGGTCCAGTAAACTACCGCACCTTGATCGATCAGGAAACTAAGTTGTATAATACGTTTGGCAAGCCCGAGACCAACACCTATGTGTCATTCTTCACCGCCGCAAACTTCTTAGCCTATGGTAATAACCTCCGCGTGGTGCGTGTGGCCAATAGCGCATCCAACAACGCCGTCTCTGGTGGCAACACGAATGCGTTGTTGATTGCGAACGAACAAATCTACGAACAGACCTACTACACAGGTGCCGGTACCTTTGGTGAATTTGCCGCCCGTTATCCTGGCGCCAAGGGGAACAGTCTCAAAGTGTCCGTCTGCGGAAGCAGAACCGCCTACGCCAGCAATGCGTCCGCACAAGCCGTTGCCCTGGGTGGTTCACTCAATACCGCAAACCATGTTATCGGTGATGCGAAGACAGGCAACACCAAGATTTTTCTGAATGGATCGGCCAATACCCATGTGAAGGCAGGAGATTGGATCCACTTCGGCAACACTTCCAGAGGAACAAAGTACAAGGTGACCTTTGCCAACCTGACCATGTACGCATTCACCCCAGCCCTGACCGCCAATGTCGCCGCAAATACGGTCATTCAGCGCCAGTGGGAATACTACGATCAATTTGACGGCGCCCCAGGAACGTCCTCCTACGTGTTAAACAAGTTCGGTAAGAACGATGAACTTCATCTTATCGTCGTCGATGAAAATGGATTGTTCACTGGTGTCCCAGGAACCGTGCTCGAAAAGTATTCTCACGTATCAAAGGCCTCGGATAACAAGGACGATACCGGCACTTCACAGTATTACCCTAAGGTCCTTTTTGAACAGTCCAAGTATATCTACTGGGGCGACCATGATACAAACGGAACAAACTGGGGCAGTGAAGCACTGAATACCACCTTTACCGATGTGTCACTACCACGGCGCCTATCGTTGAATGGTGGTACAGACCAAGTGGTCACCGCTGGCGCATTACAGCTTGGCTGGGATCTCTTTGCAAATGCCGATGTTGTGGATGCCTCATTGTTACTGGCCGGTGACGCAGATTTAACACTGTCAAATTATATCATACAAAGTGTGGCCGAGGTTCGTAAAGATGCTGTCGCCTTTGTGTCTCCTCCTAGGTCTGTTTGTGTGAACAATATCGGGAGTGAGGCGGATGATGTGGTCCTCTACCGTAATGGAACAGTCGATGAAAATGGAGATGTGGTAACTGCCGGATTAACTTCATCCTCCTACGGGTTCATGGACTCAGGGTGGAAGTATCAATACGACAAGTACAACGACACCTACCGATTCCTTCCACTGAACGGTGATATGGCCGGGCTCTGCGCTCGTACCGATAAGACCCGTGATCCATGGTTCTCACCTGGTGGATTTAATCGCGGGCAGATCAAGAATGTGGTCAGAATGTCTTGGAATCCTGGACAAACTGAACGCGATGTGTTGTATACCTCTGGTGTCAACCCAGTCGTGTCATTCCCAGGCGAAGGAACGATCCTCTATGGGGATAAGACCTTACAGACCAAGCCTAGCGCCTTTGATCGAATCAATGTGCGCCGCTTGTTCATCATCTTGGAAAAGGCGATTGCACGGGCTGCCAAGTACTCGTTGTTTGAATTCAACGATGAATTTACACGCGCACAGTTTGTCTCGATGGTTGATCCTTTCCTTCGTGACATTCAGGGACGCCGAGGTATCTTTGATTACCGCGTGGTCTGCGATACGACCAACAACACTGGTGAAGTCATTGACAGCAATCGATTCATTGGTGATATCTACATCAAGCCAGCACGTTCCATCAACTTTATTCTGTTGAACTTCGTGGCGGTTCGTACCGGGGTCTCATTCGATGAAGTAGTCGGTAAATTCTAAGACAACACCAGATACGTAAGGTTAGTCACAAAAAGGAGAGTAACTCATGGCTTTCAATGTCAGCGAATTCCGATCACAAATGCAGGGGGACGGCGCGCGCCCAAACCTGTTCGAGGTTCAACTCATATTCCCTACCTTCATCAATCCTGGGAATGCGAACAAGAAGATTACCTTTATGTGTAAGACCGCATCCCTTCCAGGGTCGACCATCGGCCATGTGCCGGTGTTCTACTTTGGTCGTGAAACAAAACTTGCAGGAAATCGCACATTCCCTGAATGGACGCTCTCCATCATTAACGATGAAGATTTTTCTGTCCGTAATGCGTTTGAAAAATGGATGAACGGCATCAACCGACAAGTCTCTAACGTCCGGGATGCGTGGGCCGGGAATTCCTTAGGGTATACCACCAGTGGAACCGTCATACAATATGGCAAAACCGGGGATACCCTCAAGACCTATGTCTTTCAAGGTCTCTTCCCTGTGGACGTTTCTCAGATCGATGTGGACTGGGGCAGCAACGATACGATTGAAGAATTCAGTGTCACCCTGGCCTATCAATATTTCACTTCCACAGCAAAAGACAACACCGTTATCGTTTAATGGAACGGCGGGGGACCGAAAGGTCCCCTCGTCATTTTTGTGACTATATAATGATCCATTCATCTACACTGAAGGTGGTATTGTAATGGCATGGAATTTATTTGGGTACTCCCTGGGGAAAACCCCCGATGTTACGCAGGTCGAAAATCCTAGTAAGCAGAACCTCGTCATTCCTCAAGAGAAGATTGACGATGGGGCGATTACGATTACCCAAGGCGCCTACTATGGCACCTATGTGGACTTGGAAGGTTCTGTTCGCAATGAACTGGAACTGATTACTCGCTACCGTGAAATGTCTCTGCACCCCGAATGCGCCGAAGCTATCGAAGAAATCATCACCGAAGCCGTCACCCAAGACGAGGATGGTGAGATTGTTGATATCAACCTCGATAAACTCCTGGTGCCGGCCTCCATCAAGAAAAAGATCACTGAAGGATTCGACCGAATCAAATCCATGTTGTCATTCCAGGACCTGGGGGAAGACCTCTTCAAACGCTGGTATGTCGATGGTCGTTTGTATTTCCAGGTGGTGGTTGACAAGGAAAAGCCCAAGGATGGGGTCCTTGAACTCCGTTATATTGATCCCCGCAAGATCCGCAAGGTCCGGGAAATCCTCAAGGATCGTGACCCCAAGACGGGTGTGGAATTCATCAAGGCCATCTCAGAATACTATGTCTATAATGATCGGGGTCTGACCGCACAATCCTACACAGCATCGGTCAATCAGGGTACGCGTATTGCCACTGACTCTATCGTGTTTGTGCCATCAGGCCTCTTGGATGCCAAGTCCACGATGGTCATTGGTTGGCTCCACAAGTCTATCAAGGCCTTGAACAACCTTCGCATGGTCGAAGATGCCGTGGTGATCTATCGCCTCTCTCGCGCCCCCGAACGCCGCATATTCTATATCGATGTCGGCACACTTCCCAAACTCAAAGCCGAACAGTACCTCAAGGACATTATGTCCAAGTACCGCAATAAACTCGTCTATGACGCCAGCACTGGTGAATTGCGGGATGAGCGTAAGCACATGTCGATGCTGGAAGACTTCTGGCTCCCACGGCGCGAAGGCTCCAAGGGCACCGAAATCACCACCTTGCCTGGCGGCGAAAACCTGGGGAAGATGGAAGATGTGGAATACTTCCAGAAGAAACTCTACAAGTCCTTGAATGTCCCGATTGGCCGCTTGGATACCCAGTCAGCCGGCGGTGGCATCGTGGGCCTGGGACGTGTCGCTGAAATTACCCGCGATGAAGTCAAGTTCAACAAGTTCATCCAACGGCTCCGTAACAAGTTTGCACGGTTGTTCGATGAAGCCTTGAAACAGCATATGGTCTTGACTGGGGTCTGCTCGGTCGAAGAATGGGCCACCTTCCGCGAAGACATCTCCTATGATTTTAAGTCTGACAATAACTTCTCCGAACTCCGTGATGCTGAACTCCTCCGTGAGCGCGTGACCCTACTCATGCAGGTGCAGCCATTCATTGGTACCTACTATTCCAATGCCTGGGTCAAGCGTCATGTGCTCCATCAGTCGGATGAATTGATTAAAACGATTGGGGATGAAATTGATGATGAAACCAAGAGTGGTGAATTGCCACTGTCGATTCCGGGTCTGACCCCTGATGCGGCTGGTGGACCAGGTGGGACCCCAGGCGGTGATGGTGGTGATGCTGGGATGCCGCCGGCCCAGCCACCCCAGGACAACACCGTAGACTCTCAGGAACAGCCCACAGAGAGTTTGACGCCTGGTTTGGATAAGGCCGTGGATCAGCAATTTGCCAGTAAACGCAGATAAGAAACGCATAAATAGGCAGAGA